GGCCGTGTCGGTGATGTGTATGCTGGCCTTTATGCCGCACCACCTCAATGAACTTAATGAACTACGCATGGAAGAAATCCAATCAGTAGAGGAAGGTGAGCTATGATTGAATGCATTGAAGGTATATGGTGGGCCTGTATTCCAAGTGCAGAGTACACATACAACAGCCCTATGCTTGGCCCATTTGAGACTAGGGAAGAGGCCATTGAGGCTATGGATTTAGCGTGGAAGGAACAGAACCAATGAACTATGTAGAAAATATTTTAATGGTGCACTCCGAGGCAGCATATGATGAGCTTGAGCATGGCCTGACATGGTACAGCCAAGCCAAGGATACCTGCCAAGGTATAGCGGACAGGACTGAACTACCCCTGATGGTGGTGGTTGGTGTTCTTGCCGCACTGTCACCAACTAACAGGTGGGAACGTAATGTCATTGATGCTGATGCCCTATGTACTGCCTTTGTCAGCGGTGGATACATGGAAGATGTCAGCGTATGTACCTATAAGAAGATGAAGGAAAAGGCATGGTCCATACTTGAGGCCGCACCTGTCGAAGGTGTTGAAGATACTTGGACCATTGCCGAGATACTTAAGGGACCAAAGATTACTGACTTCTACTGGTGCATCATGGGCTTTGATACCTGTGTCATTGACGGGCATGCGTGGTGTATTGCCAACGATGACCGCCGCACAATGCAGGAAGTACCTAACATAGGGAAGAAACTAAGGAAGGAAATTCAAGAGGCCTATCAAGAGGCAGGTAAGGAGGTGGGTGTTACCGCCTACCAAATGCAGGCCATCACATGGGTAACATGGAAACGTATCCACAATGTGTAACATTAAGTTACCCTTACAACTAACTGAAAAGGAAAGACAATGTTCGCTATCGTATCAACTAAACCACTGAATGACAACACCAAGGGGTTCCGCTTCAATGTGCTAGGTAAGAAGGGTCTTGTCCGTAAGCGTAAGACCTTAAGCCGTGGCCTTGGTAAGACGGTAGGCCCATGCACTACAGCCTACCATATCTTCAAGACATCTGTATACCTTGAGCACAAGGGCACAGCACGGCTCTTCCACCACTTTGCTGGTTGACCCCAGTAAAATACCTTAACACCCCTCAGTGAGGCTCTGAGGCCCTCTGAGGGGCAACCAATAAAGGACACATTGAATATGAGGAGATATGATATGGATGATGTAGACCTAGGGGGTGACGTTACACTGTCAGCCGAGGATCACGGGGAGGATGGGGTGCTGTTCTATATCGAAGCACCTGACCCTCAGGCCGAAGACTACTTGAACGAGGAAGGTGATATAGTAGCTGTGTATAATAAGCATGTCTGCCTTGGTGAGGAGGAGATGGAACAGCTTGTATTCCACTTCCAAGCATGGCAACAAGATAAGGGGGTCAGCCATTGTACACCTACTTCTACCGTGTAGGTATATCCCTGTCAGTGCTGCTTAACACAGTGCTGGGAGGGTATTCTAACCAAACATTCTCTGCCCGTAACTGGGCATGGAAGAAGGAAGGACGGTGGAACATCGTCTGGTTTATTGATGCCATCACCAGTGCCAACCACTGTGCAGTGTGCTGGTCCTACTGGATTACACGAAAGGGAATGAGATGAGTATGACAGCGAAAGAATGTGGTGCAGAGGATGCACGTAGTGGATACCCATGTACACCACGATATGAGAAGGCAGGCCGTGTGTTCTACGACTTCCTTACACCTGAACAGACACGGGGCTACCTCATGGCCTATGACCGTGAAGAGTTAGATGCGGCTGGTCTGATTGACTGGCATAAATATGACTGACCCAACGTCAACTAAATAGTTGTTGACAGAATTGAAATCCTTTGTATAATGGTCTTGTCCGACCAGAGGTATATACACATGAACCATACAGAACGAACAGATAAATTACCCTGTCCCTTTGAGGAATGTAATTCAAGTGATGCATTCTCTTGGTATCACGAACAGGACAAGGGTCACTGCTACTCATGTGGACTGGACTATCCTTTCCATAAACGTAATCATCCTCTGATACAGGATATAGCTGATGACTATAACAATGACATCTTTGATGAAGGAGAGACTATGACTACCAAACCTGAGGCCGTGGTGCAGCCCATGCTAACACCTATGTACCGAGCAACCCGTGGTATCACTAAGGATACTATGGAAAAGTATGGGGTGAAGACCCTTGTTAATCTTATTGATGGAACAGAGGTAAAGCAGGAGTATCCCTACCCAACGGGAACCAAGACACGGGTACTACCTAAACAATTCTTTACCTCTGCTGGCTTTGGTGGCGATGAACTATTCGGAATGGATAAGTTCAATAGTGGATCAGCTAAGGCTATCACTATCACAGAGGGTGAGCTTGACGCCATGTCTGCCTTCCAGATGCTGGGCAGTAAGTATCCTGTTGTTGCACTACCATCAGCAACACCATCCAAACGTATGATGGAGAAGGTACGTGAGTATCTATCAACCTTCGATAAGATTTACTGTAGCTTTGATAGTGATGGTAAGGCAGATCATATTGCTGAAAAATTATCAGGCATCTTCCCTAACAAGGTGTACAAGGTACCACATACTAAGTTCAAGGATGCTAATGAGTTCCTTGTGGCTGGTGCTGAACATGAGTACCGTAATAGTTGGTGGTCATCCTCTAAGATGAAGCCCGACAATGTACTATGTACTAAAGAGGACTTCCTGTCCCTCTTCAACGACACACCTAACTATGAGTACTTCCCTACTGGTCTTGTCGGTCTTGATGATAAGATGATGGGCATTCATAAGGGTGCGTTCACTGTTGTCCTTGCCGAGACAGGCATTGGCAAGACAGAGTTCTTCCGTTACCTTGAACATACCTGCATCAATACCACTGAGTACAGCCTTGCCTTCTGTCATGGTGAGGAGTCACAGCTACGGGGTATCCTTGGTCTCTTCTCCTACAATCAGGACAAGAACCTGATCCGTAAGGACAGAGTGGAGGAGCTAGGCTACGAGGATAAGTACGTTGAGTTTATCACTGACATGACATCAGGTGAACGGGTAATACAGTTTGGTATCCCTGTTGGCACTGACCTTGAAGGTATCATTGAACAGGTACGGTTCCTTGCAGTAGGTATGGGTGTTGACTACATCTTCATGGAACCTATTCAGGACTTTGTCACTGCACGTAGTACCAGTGAGAAGGAGGCCATGCTTACTGAACTAACAACGCAACTCAAACGCCTTGCCGTTGAACTGAATGTAGGTATCGTCATCATTGCCCATGCTAACAAGGAAGGTGAGGCTAAGTACTGTGCCTCTATCATTCAGGGTGCAGCCTTTGAGATTGTACTCAAGCGTGATGCTGATGCAGAGGATGAGACACTTGCCAATACAACCTTTGTGTATGTAGGTAGGAAGAACCGTACAGGTGGTGGCTCTGGCTTTGCTGGCTCCATGTACTTTGACTTCGACAAGTTCACACTTGAACCTACGTCACTTGATGACCCAATGGAGGACTAGTATGACTACCTTAGTGGTGGACATTGAAACGGAAAGCCTTACCCCTTCCCACATCTGGTGTGTATGTACACTGGACGTGGACACAGGGGAGAAGGAGGAGTTCCTAAATGTAACCTCAGTACCTGAGGAGAAGGAGAGACTACGTGGTTACCTACTTAATTCTGACAGGATCGTACTCCATAATGGAATCGGCTTTGATGTACCTGTACTTTCAAGACTTACTGGCATCCCTATAGACAGGGACAAGGTACTTGATACCCTAGTTATATCCCGCCTAAAGGACTACGGCATTGAGGGTGGTCACTCACTAAAGAAATGGGGTGAAAGACTTGGCTTCCCTAAGGATAACTTCAAGGCCTTTGACACACTGACACAGGAGATGATTGACTACTGCCATCAGGATGTACTTGTTACCTATGAACTATACAAAAAATTATTGGTGTTCATCAACGACAGGACACAGGCAGTAGCCATCAAGTGTGAGCATGACATCCAGTGGCTATGTGAGGAGATGACATGCAACGGTTTCTCCTTCAAGGAAGATGAAGCGGAAGAGATGTTAGGTGGGATACTAGACAAGATGTATGAGCTTGAGGATGGTTTCCAAGAGGACTTCCCACCTAAGCTACAAGAGGTACACACCCTGAGGTATCGAACCAAGGCAGACGGTACCCTCTGGACCAGCGTTAAAAATGCACGGAAAAAATATCCCATCAACACAGTGAAGGACGGTAGGCTGTTGTGTTATGACTATGTACCGTTCAAACCTAGCTCACCCAACCAGAGGATCGACAGGTTGTGGGAAGCTGGCTGGCAACCTACAGACAAAACGAAAGGACACATTGAGTATGAACGAGGACAACGATACTAAGAGGTGCAGTAAGTGTAAAGAGACCAAACCACGGACAGAGTTTAATAAGAGTAGGACAAGTAAAGATGGTCTTCAAGCTGTGTGTAAGCTGTGTGTGAAAGCCTACAGACAAGCTAACAAGGAGAGGATATCGGATTACAAGAAAACCTACGACAAAGAGAACAAAGAGAGGATATCGGAGCGCGGTAAAGCCTACCGCAAAGAGAACAGGGAGGAGCTATCAGAGAAAAAGAAAGCCTGGTATCAAGAGAACAAGGAGGAGGTAGTAAGGCGCAGTAAAGCCTACCGACAAGAGAACAGGGCGGCGGTATTAGAGAGTCTTGGAAAGAGGAGAGCAAGGAAACGTCAAGCCATACCTAAGTTTCTTAAGGACTGCCGTCTTGAAAAGCAACGGCTGCTCCTTACGTACAGACTGAGGTATGCTATGACGAAGGCTACTGGTATTCTACATCATGTAGACCATATGTGGCCCCTGTCTGGTGGTGGCCCTCACTGGTCTGGTAACTTACAGGTCATCACTGCTAAAGAGAACCTAAGCAAAGGTGCTAAGGTCTGCCCAGACATCAAGGCAACAGTAAAGGAGTCACTGGAAAATGCTAGACAAAGGTACAAGGTTCAAGAGATACGGATGGAAGTGTAATGAACACAACCTCAACACCCTACCTGAGGATGCACCAGAGGGGGCGCATAACCTAGCCGAGTGGATGACATTGGAGGGCAGACGTTCATCCCTTGTCGAATGGTTGAACCACTACAACGAGGATGACAAGCGTATCCACGGTAGGTTCACTCACATAGGTGCATGGACAGGCCGCATGGCCCACTCAGCACCCAATCAGGCCAACATACCTGCCGCCTTCCACGGTGAGGTACGGACAGGGGTTGAAGCAGTTAAGGCCAGATACAATGGGCCTATGAGGGCACTCTGGACAGTACCAGAGGGTAGCCTACTTGTTGGTACTGATGCCGAGGGTATACAGCTACGTATCCTTGCACACCTGATGAAGTCAGATGAGTACATCCATGCTATCATATCAGGTAAGAAGGAAGATGAGACAGACATACACAACCTCAACCGTAAGGCACTAGGCCTAGCCCACATCACACGGGATGATGCTAAGACTTTCATCTATGCCTTCCTGCTTGGTGCTGGTAATGCTAAGGTAGCTGAGATACTGGGCTGTAGTACCAGTCAGGCCAAGGAAGCTGTAGACAACTTCACTAATAGTATCCAAGGACTGGCCCACCTAAAGCAGAAGGTGGTACCATCTATAGCTAAGGCTGGCTGGTTCACTGGTCTTGACGGACGTAGGGTACCAGTACCATCACAGCATAAGACACTGGCAGGTATGCTACAGAATGGTGAGTCTGTCATCATGAAACATGCAGCACTACAGTGGAGCAGAGAAGCAAGGGCAGAGGGCATTGACTTTAAGCTAGTCACTTGGCCTCATGATGAATGGCAAACAGAAGTGAAAGGAGATATAAAAACGGCAGAAAAATTAGGGCACATACAACGTCAATCAATAGTTGACATAGGTGAGAAGTTGTCTATAATGTGTCCACTAGCTGGGTCAACTGACATTGGAAATAATTGGAACGACACCCACTAGTACCTACTCAATTGTGGGATACACCCACTAAAACCAAAGGAAAATACATGGCTAAGAAATACAAATCCGTTACTACCGTAGGCCCAGTAAGCTGGGCTAAACTGTATGAGCATGACCGTGATGAGCATGGATACAACGGTGCCTATGAGGAATGCGATGGTGCCTATACCATTGACCAAGAACTGAGCAAGGAAGAGTTCGCTAAACTTTCCGAGGCTGGCTCCCTTAAACGCCCTAAAGGTAAGTACCTCATGGACGGTAAGATTGTCGTAGGCTTTGCCCGTAAACATAAGGTGATGTTCAGGGGTGAGGTACTTGAGGCTGCGTCAGGACCACCTGTCCTGCTCGACGCTGACGGTGAGCCTTGGAACGGGGATGCTATTGGTAATGGTTCTGTCTGTGCAGTAACCAACCTACTCTCCTTCTTCACCGCCCCCAACGGTGACCCCTCATGTCGTACTACGATGATTGAGGTGAAGGTTATGGAGCACGTTATCTATGACCCTGATGCTGCTGACGTAGAAGAAGCAGCCTAACTAAAGGGGCGGTACTTGGAGACAGGTGCCGCCCTTCCTACCAGAAAGGGATGACTGATGAAGGTACTTAAATTTTTACTAGACGCTATGCTGGTTGCCTTGTTTCTTATCGCTCTGTCGGTAGTAGTACGGCACCTAATTAGTGGGAGTACAATGAACGTATGGTAGAGATACCTCCAATAGGCAAGATGGAACCTTGGGCCTGTACTTACGTGAAGGAGGGCAGGTTCTATGGCATCACCCTCTGGGCAGTAGACCCTAATCAAATCCTAGAGGATTGGTGTGCAACTTTAACTGACCTTCAGGTTGAAGGTAGAATACTGGAGAGATGGGATGAGTAAGATAACAAAGATTAAAGCAAACTACATCGACCATTTAGGATCGGATTTGTCTGTTGTGAATGCGGCACGGGTATCCTTCGGTAAGAAGAGTGGATGGGATTACGATGCGTGTGAGATCATGCACCTAGCAGACCGTGATACTAAGCTCATCAAGTACCTAGCTGAACACAAACACATCAGCCCCTTTGGTCACTGCTTCCTTAGCCTCCATGTCAAGGCACCTATCTTTGTGGCCCGACAGTTAGTGAAGCATAAGTTCCTCAGAATTAATGAGATCAGCCGTCGATATGTAGATAATGAGCCTGAGTTCTATGTGCCAGAGGTATGGCGTGGACGTAGTGCCGATAAGAAACAAGGTAGTGAAGGTATGGTTGACCTTAAGACTATCCCCGCCTTCGATTGTGAACGTATTGAAAACGGCTCTATAGAAGAAGTGCTAGAAGAAAATCTTTTTGATCTTCTCAGGTCTTACAGAAAAATGATAAGGAAAGGTGTAGCACCAGAGATGGCACGTATGATCCTCCCTCAGTCTACTATGACTGAGTGGTACTGGTCTGGTAGCCTTGATGCCTTTGCCGATATGTGTCGCTTACGGTGCGCTGACGACGCACAGTACGAGAGTAGGCTAGTAGCAGATCAGATCAGCGAGATCATAGCACCACTATTCCCTATCTCATGGGCAGCATTAACAGAGGAGCAAACATAATGATGTGCTATAAAGATATGACATTCTGTAGTGCTGTGTGTAACAACAAGGACTGCTCTAGGCAGTTCACAAAGGAACAGAGTGAGGGAGCTAAACGATGGTGGTCACATGACCCAGAGAATGTACCTGTAGCATTCAGTGACTTCTCTGATACCTGTGAAGAGTACGACCAACCAGTTCGTCGCCTAGCCACTGAACGTGACGCAGCGAGGGTGGCTAAACTTGAAGCGACTGTGCGGGTGAAGCCGCTGGTTTTCACGCTTTGCCACTGCAACAAAAACCGAATGGAGTGGCGGTCCGATCAGTACGTTATTGAGTGGACGCACGCTTCAGCTTGCTACTCTTATTGCTTTGGCACTGAACAGCTAGGATGGGAAACAAACTTCGACATTGCTGCGATGGCCTTGGCAAAGTACCACGAAAAACGGATACGGGCATCCCTTGAGGAGATAAGCGAATGACTGACCTAGTAAACAGCCCAGCCCACTACCGTAAGGGTGGTTCTATGGAATGCATTGATGCTATGAAGGCTATGGTTGAGGGGATAGAGATGGACCCACACATGGCCCACCTCTGGCAGACGAGCTTCAAGTATATATGGAGACACCCATACAAGGGGGTGCCTGTCCAAGACCTAAGGAAATCAATATGGTACATCAACAGACTTATAGAGGAGTATGAAAGTGAAGATTGACACAATAGTTGAGGACATGTACAGGGTGGTCCAAGGCAAGGGCGGCTGGAACGGTATGCTAGGTTCCCATATGGGTACTGCCATCTCCCTGTTAGCCAACAGTAGCTTCAGTAAACCACAGGAACCTCGGCGTTACCTGTCCCTGTCCTCATTGGGCAGTAACTGTGCACGTAAGACTTGGTACCGTATCAACAGTGATGAACATCAGGAGGAACATGACGGGCCAACCCTACTCAAGTTCTTCTATGGTCACATGCTTGAGGAGTTGGT